AAAAACGGCCAGCCGGAGCGGGCCCGGACGGCGTTCCTCCTCCGGGGATACGGGTTCTCTGTTCAAGAGATCGGAAAGGCGCTCGGGGTATCCCATCAGGCTGTTTCGGCGCGGATCAGGGAAATGAAAAAAAAAGTGAAAGACAGGTTGCAAAATGAAGACTTCGCGCGTAAGTATTAGTAGGGGCGGATACCATGACGAACATGGAGATCGCCGAGAAAATCGCGCACAAGTTCTACTGGAAATTGCGACCCATGTGGGACTACGCCGGCTATGACTGGGAGGACATCCGCGACGAGATCCTCCTTGCGTTCATCGAGGCCGGCGTCGGGGACCGCGGGACGGACTCCCATCGGATGCACCGTGCCGTTCACGACGTGCAGGACCTCGCTCGCCATGTCAGAGTACGCACGCTCTGACGGCACCGAGGATCTCGATCGGATGTACGTTCACCTTGCGGTGGCCATGCAGCCGGGCGTTCGGTTCTTTCGGATCGACGGGCGCATGGAGCCGTTCTTCGGCCGCGGTGGGATCCGCGGGCGCGATCCGACGCCGGAGGAGGTGGCGGACTATTGCCGAGCGACGCGGGAGGGACGGTAGCGCCGTTCTCCCGGGGCGCTTTGCGTTCCGCGTCTCATACCACACCTCCTTTCTTGGGACCGGAGCTACCCACTCCGGCCCTCTTTTTGAGGCAAAGCGATGGCAGGTAAGGGAAATCCGTGGCCGAAAGGCAAGAGTGGAAATCCGAAGGGCCGTCCCAAGAAAGGGATGTCATACACCGAAATCCTGAAGCGGATCGGCGCACGGGGGATCGTATTCGAGAACCGGCCTATGAAGGTTCCGCGCAAGTGGGCGGCGTGTCAGATCCTCTGGGACGACGCGATCAACGAGCGAGACAAGGACACCATCCTCAAGATCATCGAGCGCGTGGACGGGAAGCCCATGCAGGCGGTCCAGACGACGGGCGAAATGAAGATCAACGTCAAAATAGACTGGGGAGATGATCCGCCAAAAGAAGAGACGGTAACGAATGGAGATGTTCCTAAGCCCGAAGATAAACCCGGCGTATCGGGGCCTGTGGACGGATCAAAGCAGGCATAGTGTCGTCTACGGTGGCGCGGGGAGTGGCAAGAGCCACGCCGTCGCGCAGATGATCGTCCTCCGGTGTCTGGAGGACAAGCGGCACAAGATCCTTGTCGTCCGCAAGGTGGCGAAGACGATTCGCTTCTCGGTGTTCGCTCTTCTGACGCGCATCATCGACGAGTGGGGACTTCATCAGTTATTCACCGTCAACAAGACGGAGATGACGATCACCTGCCAGAACGGGAATCAGATCATGTTCCTCGGTCTCGATGACGTTGAAAAGCTGAAGTCAATCGACGCCATCACGGAGGTCTGGGTAGAAGAGGCGAGCGAGACGACGGAGGATGATCTCACGCAGCTCAATCTCCGGCTCCGCGGGATCGGGGATGTCGCGAAGCAGATTTTCTTGACGTTCAATCCGATCAGCATCACGCACTGGCTGAAGAAACGGTTCTTCGATAAGCCGGACGGAAAAGCGGCGATCACGCATACAACGTACAAGGACAACCGGTTCCTTGACGCGGAGTATATCGCCGAGCTTGAATCGCTGAAGGCGCAGAATGAATACTATTACGATGTCTACTGCCTCGGGAAATGGGGCGTCCTCGGGACGGGAGTGTTCAGCAATTTCGTGATCGAGCCGTTCGACTATGGCGAGGCCGACCTCGCCAACGTCTGCGCCGGGATGGACTTCGGATTCAACCATCCATCGGCGCTGGAGCGGGTCGGGTTCAAGGACGGTGAGCTCTATGTATTCGACGAGCTTTCAATTCGCGGTGTTACTAACACAGAGTGGATCGGCGAAGTTGCGAAGGCTCTACCGAGAACGCAGGCGGTCACGGCGGACAGCGCGGAGCCGGGACGGATACGCGAGTTTCAGCAGGCTGGGTTTAATGTTGCGGGAGCCCGGAAGGGGAAGGACAGCGTCAAGGAGGGGATCGACTTCTTGAAGCGGTATCGTATCCACATCCACGCGACGCGATGTCCGATGCTGGCGGCGCGGCTCCCGGCGTACCAATACAAGAAGGACAAGGACGGGAACACGATTGACGAGCCGGTCGAGGTTCTCGACGACGAGATAGCGGCGCTCCGGTACGCGATCGAGCCGCTACGGCTACAGGATCTCCCGAAGGTGAGCACCTGGGCTCCGATGTGACATAGGGGAAGATATGGCGAAGATCACGGCGGATCAGTACACGCCTCGGGGCGAGAGGCAGTTCTCGACGGCGCAGCCGGATTTGACGCCGAACGTGTCGCCTGTTTTCAGCATGGTCGGATCGCAGACGATGGACGACGTGCTGAAGGAGCTTCGCCGGACGAACGGGCAGATTTTTACGAAGATCCTCCGCGATCTGATCCAGGAGTACAGGGCGCGGCGTGACACAATGCAATCGCTCTACCAGCGATACTGCGGCGACTCGGCCGGCGTCCCGATCAAGACGCGGCGGCTTGCCAATCCGAACAAGGTAAACAACCGCCTGGCGAACGACTTCTTCGGTGACATCATCGACACCAAGGTGGGCTACTTCGGGACGGGGATCAGCGTCGAGCTTTCCAAGGACGACTACTACGAGGAGAGCGGGGAGTTCAACGAGGACGCCTACGACGCGACGGAACAGACGATCAAGGATTATCGCGAGACCAACAACGACGAGGACGTGAACACAGACCTCACACGAATGGCGGCCTGCTGCGGGTACGGAGTGAAGCTCCTGTACAAGCGGGCCGAGGAGGTCATCGCGCGCGAGGCGTCGATCTGGCCGTGGGAAGTGGTGTTCATCTACGACGACGACATCAACGCGCCGCAGTACGCCATGCGGTTCTATCCGGTGAAGATCATGGAGGGCGACGAGAAGCGGGAGCGGTGGCGCGTCGAGTGGTACGACGCCGCGCAGGTCTGGTACTTCCTGGAGACGAAAGACGACGAGTTCATCATGGACGCCACGGTGCCGGTGAACCCGGCGATACACCTCTTCGACGGCGTCCCGCTGATCGCGTTCCCGAATAACCGCCAGCTCCAGGGCGATTGCGAGAAGGTGCTCGATCTCATCGACGCCTACGACCGGACGATGAGCGATGTCAACTCGGAGATCGAACAGCTCCGGCTGGCGTATATGTTCGTCAAGGGCGCGGGACTGAACGTCGATGAGAGGCTCGTGGAATCGCTCCGTCAGACCGGAATCTTCCCGCTCGGTGAGAACGGAGAGGTCGGGTACATCACCAAGACCATCGACGACGGTGTCATCGAGCATCACCTCGACCGGCTGTCGCGGAACATCATGCGGTTCGGGAAGAGTGTGGACTTCGGGGACGAGGCGTTCGGCGGTGCGATGCCGGTCATCGCGTACCAGATCAAGGTGGCGGCGCTTGAACAGAAATCGAAGATCGCGGAGATGAAGTTCCGCGCGGCGCTCCGGCGGGAGTACACATTGCTGTGCGCGGCATGGGCCAGATGGGGGATGGGGCAGATCGATCCGCTCGATGTCAATTTCAAGTTCACGCGGAACCTTCCGCCGAATACGGAAGGCGAGATCGCCATGCTCGCGCAAGGGACGGGACTCCTGTCGCAGAAAACACTCTTCTCTCTGATGTCCTTCATAAAGGACCCGGAGGAAGAAATCCGGAACATGGAAGAGGAGAAGCAAGGGAAGGTTGATCTCGACAGCATAGAGCCGGACGAGGATGAAATGAATGGCGACAAGGAATCTGTCGGACCTGGAAGCGAGAGCGTTCGCGGAGATGGAGAGGATCTCGACGGCGGCGGAGCGCCGGCTCCTGCTTGAATACCGTGACGCGCTCGACGAGATCCGCGGGATAATGGCGAAGCTGTACGAGAAGCACGGGACCGCTGACGGGCTGACGATGGCCGAGATGAACCGGTACGGGAGGATGGCGGAGCTTGAAAGGCAGATCGCCAAGATCCTCGGGCCGGTGTTCAAGAGCACGGACCGGATGACGAGCTCGTTGACGCGGACGATGGCCGAGCAGGGAATGTACCGCACGCAATGGGCGATCGACCAGGCATCGGGCGTGGCGACGAAGTGGGGGCTGCTGAGCAAGACGGCGATCGCGGCTGCGGTCGAGAATCCGGGATGGCGCAAGCTCCATGAGATCGCCATCCAGAACGCGAAGGAGAGCACGCTCCGGGCCATCGACCGGAACATCACGCAAGGGCTGATCCGCGGGGATAGCTATCCGAAGATGGCGCGGTCGATCAAGGCGGCGTTCGACGGTGCGGCCACGGACGCGATGAGGATCGCGCGAACCGAGGGACAGCGGGCGCAGGTCATCGGGCAGCAGGCGGCTTACGATGCCGCAGCGGCAAAGGGCGTCGAGGTGGTCCAGGTCTGGGACGCGACGCTCGATGATCGGACGCGGCCGGAACACGGGGCGCTCGATGGCGTCGAACGGAAAGAGGACGGCTGGTTCGTGCCGTCGA